CCGTGCGGCCAGCACGCACCAACGCAGGCCACGCAGCCGAGAGCAGAATGTACGCTTCGGCCTCTTTGGCCCTTGCTTTCTGCACGCCGAGCACCTCGCCCGCGATCAAGTCGGCCTCTGCGTTAAATCCTAATGAGCGTAACTGCAAGAGCGCCGCGCGTAAGTCTGGCTTCGGCGGATTGAAGCGCCACGGCATACGCTCGACTTCCAAATCCCATTCGTCTTTCATGCCTCCCCCCTCGCCCGAATCGCGGCGGCACAATCATTTCCATTGGCATGCATCCACCCATCACACACCTTCGCACACGCCTCGCGCTCTGCTGCGGCAACGAGGGCGGCGAAGACTGCAAGGTCTCTAACTTCCATGCTAAACCAATAGCCACCATCACTAAAACGTTCACGTTGGCTCTCTCGCGCCATGTGGATGATGTCGTCGCGGGTCATGACACCGCCCATACAGCACGGCCACCTGTCGGTTCGTATCTGCCCTTGCTCAAGATGATGTACGCCTGACCCGGCTGACCTGCGTTTTGAACATAGGCCATTACTCGACCGCTGTTCTTGACTTCATTCACCACTGCCAAACACCCGCCAAATCCATCCATCGACGGGTCAATCTGCACAATGTCGCCTATCTGTAATTCACTCATCGCGGTTGCTCCTGTCGAATCTCATCCAAAATCTTTTGTTGTTCAGCGCGTTCAGCATCCCACGCCGCATCACTCGCATCCCACGCCGCAGCCCTCGCTGCAGCACTCGCTGCATCCCTCGCCGCAGACAACTCGTCATCCGTCGCCTCGCCATTCGCGTAACGCTCTGCAACATCCAATTCTGCAATAGATCGTGGATCAGTCATAAGGTGCTGCACACGCCTTGCACAACGGATTGCAAAGAGCCGCAATTGCTTGTCTGATAGTCCTTCAAAGTTTAGGTCACTCATTGCGGTGCCTCCTTCTTCATCACCGCCACCTCAGTCCACGCGGCCACATGCACCGGCTCGTTGTCATCGGTCATGCACAGCGAGTACATGCCGTCGATGCGTTTAAAGTTCAGTTCCGTTCCGTCAGACAATTGGATGCGCGAGTCTCGTGGTACGTCATAGAGTTTCATCGCAGCAACTCCACGACTGTCACAATCAGCCAGCCAAGCACCGCCAGCGGTATGCAGACGACACCGGCCAGCAACAACAACACGAAAAGCAATTGCCGCAAAGATGGCGGCGGCATTCCTCCGACTGGCATATCAACCTCCGTAGTACCGCAAGAGCATTTCCGTAGCCTCCACGTGCCGCTTAATCTGCTCGATGTCTTCCGCCTTGTCGTGCGTGAACACAGGCGATCCCTTGCCCGCTTTCCGCTGGCGTAAATCCTTCTTGAACAGTTGCAGCGTCAACCGCAATTCAGCCCTAGTAATTTCGGCCGCGCTCTCTGGACAGATTTCTACCTTCACCAGTAAAGCCCTCCGGCACGTTTGCGTGAGCAGGCCCAATTCGGCGGCGGTACGTGCCGCCAGTCCTCACAACGTGACCGCCGCACCCTGCGGATGATGTCAAGAAGCCAGTTCATGCTGCACCACCTTGGTGGCCTCAAGCACCTGGTCGCATCGGCCGAGCGAGTATGCCGCCTCGAGTGCGGCCACGACCATTGCGGCGCTCGGTCTTGTGCCGAGCAGATCGGCAATTGCGTGCAGGGCTTCCTGCGAGGATTGGTTAATCATTTGTCCTCGCCCTCTAAATCTTCTGCGATGTGCGCCGCAAATGTACAAAACCACGCGGCTTTGCGAAGGTCTTGCGCCGTCGGTGCGCCGTCTTTCTTGCCCGCGCGGCCCAGGTACTTGAGCGCCGAGCCGTGACAGTAAGCCAGCGCGCCACGCTGCCCGAGGATCGAACGGATCACGTCGATCATTTCCGCGTCCACGCCGCCGATTCGCAACTGGTAGTGGCGTGGTGAGTCCACCGGGTCGTGCATCAAGTCTTGGAACAGTTCGTCGTCGGTGTACATTGGCTCGCCCATTATGCAGCCCTCTTTTTAAGACGCTCGTTCAAATCATGCAGCGCCCGCAGATGCAAGAACGCAGGCCACGCATCATCATCGAGCGACGGATAGAAATGGTGCCCGAAGTCGCCATTCTCTTTTGAGAAGCGCAGCAGATGGTATCCGCCGTCGATCTTCAAGCCCTTGCATTCCTCGTATGCCTTTGCATACGCGACCAACTGGATCAAATATTCCGGATAGACTCCGCCGCTGGTCTTGAAGTCGCCGAGCACCAAGCGCCCATTTAGCCGCCCGATGAAGTCGAGCGTTCCGCCGTAGCGGTGCGTCTCTGACAGTACCGGCACCTCGCACTCGAGGATTTCCAATTGGGTGCCCTTGCACCAAAACTCAAAGGCGCTATATGCGCTGACGACTTGCGCGCGGAATGCTGCCTTGTCCAGCGTCTCGGCTTTCTCCATCACGCCATCAAGATGCGCGGTCGGATCGCCACCTTTTACGAACACCTCGCACATTTCGTGGACGCACGTCCCAATCTGCAAGGCATCGTTGCCTTCGTAAAGATTAGCCGGTGCGAACTGGCCCTTGCCTTCGAGGTTGCCGTGCGCGCGGCCTGTCTTGTAAGCCCAGTTGATCAGCGCGCCGGGGTCTTTAATCTTTAGAATGGTAGTGACGGACGGCACCTTCGTGCCGTCGGCCATCTTATATCCATATCGCGCGGTAGCCATCAGAAGGCCACCTCATCGTCAACGAACGCATCCGAAGCGGCTGGAGCAGGCGCTGCGGCTTTCGGCTTGTCGATGATGCGCGCGGCGATCTTGTCCTGCACCCACGCCGGAAGTTTGTCGAACACGTCCGGATCGGGAGTGTCCGTGCTGAACCACAACGCCTCACCCTCAATTGCTGGCGCGGCCATGCCTTTGGGCAGGGGCATGATCGACGTGAGGTTGGCGTAGGTCTTGTCACCCTTCGTGCTGTGCGTCACGTTGATGAATGCAGGCTTGCCGAGGACGGCGGTCAGATCAAACTTCTTCAACTCCTCCAACGTGAATGCACGACCACGCCACGATTGCAGCAACTGGCGGAGCGTGGCCTTCTCATTAAGAGACAGGCCGACCGTGCGGCTGATAACGGCGGGCAGGCTGCGGGTCTCGCCGTCTTTGGTGAACTCCACGCGCTCGCTCGGGATCTGAAACCGCAGCAGCAAAGTGCGCTTGGGCGCGTACTGTCCGCCAGGTGAGGGCTGTACCCCGAGATCGACGACCATATCGCAGATGGCGGCGTAGGCCCCGGCTTCGATGGGCTTGCGCTCGGGATAGTTGCCGCCGCTTGTTGCGCTAACAAAAATGCTCATTTACTTAAACTCCTTAATGGTTACTTCTTCATCACACGAATGCCCGTCGCATGGCTCGATGGCGCAGGCGGCGAGGCACAAAAAAAGGATGGCGATTGCTTGCGGCCAGAGGGAGGGGCGGTTCATGCCGCCACCTCTGCGGTGTTCAAAAGGTTGCGCGCGGCTTCGATCATGGCGCGAGCCTCCGAAGACTTATAGTTGCTCAAGGCTTCGTCAAAGTTGCGGTATGTTTTGCCAAGTTGCTTGAACGCACGGTTTGATGCGTTGTGCATCACAGCAGTGATGCTGTACTTGCCGATCGATACAGACATCGAGTGTTTGCCGCATTTCATCGTGGCATATACGTGGAGGCCGATGGTGGCGTAATCAACTTGCTTCGATTCGATGATTTGAACTTGCATTTTCTGACTCCTTCTTATCGCTTCTGGCCCGGCGACGTGCCGTCCATGTGAGAGACTGTACAGAAGGCTAAAACATAACACAAGCACTTTTTGTTACCCGCCATGCTTGACATCCACTAGGCGAACAAACTACCTTTGTGCCATGAAGAAGCAAGCCACCCAAACCGTCGCCCTTGTCCGTGCTGTGGACAAGTTAGGCGGACAGACTGCCGCCGCTCGTAAACTTGGTGTTACACAGCAGGCGGTGCAATACTGGATCAAAACAGGCCGCGTCCCGCCGCTTAGAGTGCTTGCGCTTGAGGCTGCGAGCGGTGTTTCACGAAAGGCGCTTAGGCCGGATATCTACCCATGACACAACCCGAACTCACTGCAATCGTGCCCGTCGAAAAGGTACTCGACCTCGCCAAGCGTTACCCGGTATTTCCGTGTCGACGGCGTGATGAGAAGGACACCACCGGGCGCATTCAAAAGGCCAAGTCTCCGTTGACTCGTAACGGGTTCAAGGATGCGAGCCAAGATGAGGCGATGATTCGGCGATGGTGGGGCAACTACCCCGACGCGCTCGTGGGCGTGCCGACCGGATCGCGTACCAACCTAGCCGTGCTCGACTTCGACGCGCGGGTAGCCGACGACCAGGCGCAAGACTGGCTGTCCGAAAACCAGTCGATCCTCACCGCCACGCGGGTGCATCAAACCGGCGGCGGAAGCGGCGGGCGGCATTACCTTTTCCAGACGCCAGTAGGGGTGAAGATTCGAGGCGGGGCCAGCGTGACGCTCGGCAAGGTGCGTCGGGGCGGGCTGGACATTCGAGCGGAAGGCGGCTACGTCATTTGGTGGCCGTTGCACTTTGGGCAGTCTGGCCCGCTGGCTGACATTGCCACGCTGCCCGCTGGGTTGATCGACGAGCGGCGCATGGACTTGGAGTTGCCGTCCGAGGTGGCCGCGAAACTGCCGCCGAGGCTTGGCACTAGCCAAGACTTCCAACGCGATCTGCCGCGCGTCACGGATGCGCTGGCGCATATCAACCCGGAGGAATACGACGCATGGTTGATGGTCGGCATGGCGCTGCACCACGCGAGCGGCGGCGCTGACGATGGGCTGGAACTATGGGATTCGTGGGCAAGCGGGGGACTCACCGGGACGCTGCCGCACAACTACGCAGGGCGGGCCGATATCGAGCACCGATGGCAGTCGTTCCACCTCGACCGAGCGGGCGGCGTGACGCTGGGTAGCGTGTTCAGCGCAGCGAAGGCGGGCGGGTATGTCCACGTGTCCGAAGCCGTGCGGCTGGGGCCACCACCACGCGAAGAAGGCGAGCCGGACTGGTCGGACGTGCC